GACCACTTGGCGGCTATTGATGCGGCTTCAACTTTAGAGGAACTCAAAAATGTATACAGCACTGCTTACTCTGCTTGCGCTGGTGATAAAAATTGGCAAAAGAAAGTGATTGATGCCAAAGAAAAGCGCAAAGGAGCATTGAAATGAGCGATGTAGAACAAGGCACACCCGAATGGTTTAAACAGCGTTGCGGAAAAGCTACAGCATCACGCATTTCTGACATTGTTGCCAAAACCAAGTCAGGCTACAGCACCAGCAGGGCTAACTACATGGCTCAACTGGTAGTAGAGCGTATGACAAACCAAGTGGCAGAGTCATACACCAATGCGGCTATGGAATGGGGAATCGAGCAGGAAATTTATGCTCGTGGGGCGTATGAGTCTAAAACAGGCAATATGGTCGATCAGGTAGGTGCTATTGACCATCCACGCATTCCTATGTCTGCCGCCTCTCCTGATGGCTTGGTGGGTGATGATGGATGCCTAGAGATCAAGTGTCCCAACACAGCTACCCATATCGACACAATCCTTGGCGATGAGCCAGCAAAGAAATACTATGACCAAATGCAATGGCAGATGCGATGTGCAGATAGAAGTTGGTGCGACTTTGTGAGTTTCGACCCACGAATGCCTGAACACCTACAACTGTTCATCCAAAGAATCGAGCGCAATGATATGTATATTGCAGAACTCGAACAAGAGGTTATCCAGTTTCTTGCGGAAGTGGATGACAAGGTTAAAAAACTCAATGAAATCAAGGTGTAAATATGGAACAGCGTGACAATTCAGGTGTCCTCTTTAAGAACGACAAAAAAGAGACGGGCAACCAACCCGATTACAAGGGAAACATTACAGTTGATGGTCAGTCCTACTGGCTCTCAGCTTGGATTAAAGAGGGTAAATCAGGCAAATTCATGGGTCTTGCAGTAAACCCTAAAGAAGAAGTTAATACTTCCTCACCAAAGAAGAAGTCTTCCATTGAAGATATGGATAGCGATATCCCGTTCTAAATCAAAATGGGGAAAGCGTAAGTGAGTACCCACTAACTTTTTAATTGATAGGAGTTGATATGAGTTTGTTAGATGACACACATTTTGGCGGCGGTGTAAAGAAGTTCTTTGACTTGCCAATCTTCAATCGGGTTAGATGTATCGACCCAATAACCAGCTATGAAGCCGCTGATGCCGCTAAAGACTTGGCATCCAAGCATTTCAGCATCATTGTGGACTGTTTAAAGGCTCATGGTGCGCTTGGTAAGGATGGCATAGCCAAACATAGCGGATTAGAGGGAAATCAGGTTGCAAGACGTTTAAACGAGTTGGAGAAGATGAACCTAATCCAGTTGACGGGCAGGACTGTAAAGTCTTCATCGGGTCGCAATGAGCGTGAATGGAGGGCAGTCTAATGTGGGATGTAGCTGTTACTTTTATGCTGATGGGGTTTGGCGCTTTTGTGATTGTTGCATTTGGTGTCATCCTTATTGGTGCGCTTTATTTCCTACAAAACGAGGCTGACAATGACTGAAGAAGATGAAGCATTCAATGCAATTGAACGACAAGCTAACCAACGCAAGGAGTCGGTCAAAGCAAACTTTCTAAAGCCCAAGTCTGCACAGGAGTTCTATGACGAACTACGCAATAACGTCATTGAAGAAGTTGCTAGAGAGGTTAGAAAGCTAACCAGCTTTGGTAAAGACACCATTGATGGCTTGGCAATTTACATTGAAGGGATGAAGAAATGACACAAGATGAAATCATTGAGATGGCAATGCTTGAAGCAGAATTTGTTTCTCATGGAAAGCCAAGTGAAGAAGAAAGCGAATTATTTGTTTGTACTGATAAAGATATTGTGCGCTTTGCCAAACTGGTAGCCGCCAAAGCCTTGTCAGAACAAGAACGAAACTTTTGCTCACGATGCGGAAAACGCACAAAAGACTTGACCAACATTCACACTTGCACACCACCACATGATTGATCGAATCATCATTAGCGCAGTCATGGGGGTATCAGGCTGGCATGGATTATTCCCCGACACACCACAACCCATTACGCCTTGGCAGTTGCAGGTGCAAGCAAAGGAGAAATCCATAAGCGAGATGTGCGACAGGAAACCCAAGAGCAAGGAAGCAAAAGATTTGTGTAGACGATGGAGGAAATTAAATGCTTAAATCTAAAAATGCATTTGACTGGCGAGGAGAACCTAGTATTTGGACAACTGATAAAAAACTCAAACAAATATCAGCAAGTCAGATGCTTGGGAAGAATGCAAGAGAACGCATTGCTATGACTGAAAAGAAAGAATTCTTGATCTATTCAAGGGCTAAATTAAAGAATGATTCGTAAGATAAGAACCTTTTACGGCAGACGCAATGGTCAACGTGGGAGCAAGGTAACCACTGTAGACCGAGGTGAAGCATGGCTATGTGAGAAGTGCGGGGAGGTGATCTTCTTTGAACACCTTATCCCCAAACACTTCTGTAAACATCAGATTAAGCCTGTAGTCCTTGGAGATACTGGGTCTTCCCTGCCACCTTGACAGCAGTCAATTCCTGCTTTTTGAGGTTTTTAGGGTCATACGATACATGAACCCAACCCGAATCAGGGATACCTTGTGTGTAGAACTCCAAGATTAGTTGTGTATAGTCTAAATTGTCCATAATCCATTGGGCGAGTTCAGCATTGGGAACTCCAGCAATCTCAATGTCTGCCGCCTGTCCCTTGCAATGGTCTGAAGTCTTAGAACCACCAACAGCGGCATTAGACTCAGGGCTACGATAACCTGAATTAACAGTCACAGACTTACCAAAATGCTCACGCACAGGCTGAAGCACGTTGTCACACAAAGTCTTGAGATTGTCAATGGTTTCCGCATCAGGTGTATTGTCTATACCAAGACGGGTAGCGGTGTCAGATTTTGTCAGTTCTTTCAAAGAAAAATTGGCTGATAAGTTCATTTATTTAACCTTTCGTTGTAAAAATGGGTGGATTATCGTTGGCGATTGTCATGAATTGGAGATAGGATTTTACTTGGCAATAGTGCCATAACCAAGGGGAATATCATGTACAAGATTGAGATTAACATTGCAGAGTGGGATTTTGGAAATGACTCAGTGACTATTGAGACAGATGATTTCGACAAGATCGCAATCATTCAAGAATTCATTGAATTCCAGCAGTTGCATGGCTGGGCTGTTGACTATGACGTAACTGATGAGTACGAATACAACCAATGCGATGAAGAAGAAGTTGACGAAGACGAAGAGTATGAAGACGAAGAAGTCGAAGAATACGAAATCGGAGAGATGGTTGAAGACGAGGATGGAGTAACTTGGGTTCGTGTGTCATAATTCAGGTGCAGTTGTTACTTGCAGGGGGGTCTTAGGACTCCCCTTTTTTTATTCAATATCGTGATCTGCCTCGATGTCTCTAGCCAACTGTCGCCAATCAAGACTACGGCGGTAAAGCGTGTATATACGCTCCTCAGTTAAGGGTTCAGATCTGCGGCTTAGTCTGTCATTTGCTTGCGCTAAAGCAAGTTGCGTTTCATGCAATATGTTATGCAGTTCTTTGATCTCTGATCTTAGATAAGCAACAAGGTCATACGTCATAAACCTTACCCCTAAACTCAATTTGTCCTTCAGCCCACTTATGGACTAACTCAGGCCAAAGCAATTTCCCATTATGAAATGTCAGTACAGCAAATCCTGATCTCCAGTTGGTAGGAGAGTCTTCAAGGTAGTTTACAAACTGCGCCCCATCAGTATCAGCCAACGTGCCAGTATCCACGCCAAACCTATTTCCTGAATAATCTGCAAACGGGGTCACTTTAAGGCTGTGAAGATGTCCTGTAACGATGCTTACACCAGCATTGACTGTATTGTTGTGTGTAGCGTGTACACCGCCCTTCCAGCGATGTTTAACCACTACTTCTTCAGTAGGCCAGCAAGACCAGCAAGGATGCCATGCAGGGAAATGGTCTTTCAGGGAAAACCCCTTAACTTGCTCATATTGAGGAGCATTGGCGGCTAGGCGGTTCTCAAACCTTGCATCATGGTTACCAAGTGTCCACACTAGGTTTACATTGTGTCTTGCTTTCTTGGCGGCTTCTTCTATCTCACCCATTGCCAGTTCACAGGCTTTCAACTCTTGTATAACACTTGGCGTTGAATCCCATCCAATTCTGGGGAATCTGCTGATGCTTGCTCCATCGAAAACATCTCCATTAGCAATAACAGCCTTGGGTTGAAACTCTTTAATCGCCCAAAGAAGACCTTTATATGCTGTTGTATGGATTGAAGGCCAGAAGTGAGCATCACTAAACACCAAAACAATGCCATTTTCAATCCCCAATTCTTTACGGACTGGATTATCTTTAACAGTTTGTTGTGTACTATGTTTGGATTTTAGTTGCGTACCATACCTAGCTTCTAAGTTGTTTTTGCGCCTAATAATGTTACGCAAATCCATTCCAACAGCTTTTGCTAATGCACTGGCAGACTCATGCGTTTTCCAAAGTTCAATAAACTCTTGATCACTATAAACAGGTTTTCCTGACATAATAACTCCAGTGAAGTTGCTTGAAAGTAAACGATATCAATGACAACTCAATGAATCTTAATGTAAATTCCTATTTATTGTTTAAAGTTTGATAAACAGTGTTGTATAAATCTGCTTTTCTATTCTTTTCTTCTAGCTTAATTTCCATATCTACACAAACTACCTCAACTGTATTGCCCTGCTTGGTAATTTCAATTTTCTGTTGAGCAATTTCTTGCTCACATTTCTGCTTATCTAAGGTGTAAATCTCTGATTGAAAG